GGATGCTCTGGGACGGAAAAGAGGAGCGGGTGAGTGTCGACGTTGACCCATGCGTCAAGCTCGCCATCGACTTCGGGTGTCATGGAAGGGAAGGACTGTACGAAACCGTCAACAGGAAGGGTTTTATCAACTGGGTGGTGCAGACGTACGACGAGATCCCGCGTAGCATCCTGCGAAAACTCTGCGGAAGCAGACAGGTGCCGGCCTACCCAGCGTTGCTGGAAAGCGAGGAGCAGCACGACAACCCGCGTGGACGAGTGGCGGCCTACGAGCAAGACACGAAGTACCAGTCCGTGCTTACAAGCTCAAAGCGTGAGGAATTTCGAGGAGTGGCAAAGAACATGCTTAATAAGTATGAAGTGAATGCCAGCCAAATGCGAGAGAACCTCACCCACCGATTCGAGTACTTCAAACACGCCACCATTTTTCCATTGATGGCGTACCTGATCGAGAGCACACCGAACATCATGAGTATGGCCGCTCTAACTGCAGGCGGACAGCAAGGCATCGTCCAGCCAAAGGCTATTTTCCACGTCTCGAGCACACTCGGACAAAGCTACGGGACTTGGGCTCAGGCCTGGATGAATGACCAGGAGACATACTACAACACCATGGCGTACGTTATGTATAACCTGGTGCGACTTGCCGGGATCACGCAGGACGTCCAGAGCCGAGTGGACATAAAGGCAGCAATGAATGCGCCTTTAAACTAATTCCCGGAAGATTAGGCGGGGTCCCCGAGAACACCGTTTTTCGGGGACCCTTCCTGCTCTTGCCAAGCAGGAAAACTAAGATCAGAACCGAGACAAAAGAAGGGTTTGTGTACGCAGGGGATCGATTCGCCATCATCAGCGGACACAAACTTTTCAACAGCAGCGACGGGCTAATGTTGCCGGCCACCGAGGAACCAGTGGAACGGATGTTGCGGAGCGATCGGAGTTATCGCACCATCTTCGGGCCGTGCGCCGCTCACTCGGGATACATCATCGGAAACAATGCGGAAAATATTAATCTCGGGTTCACGCGGATGAGTACAATCCGCATACATCCCGAGGTGGAGCGCTGGTATCGCGACAATCAACGCCGCTTCGTCGGGGAAAACCAGGAGTGGTTCGGAGAACTCGGAGAGCTATTTGCACCAACGTTCCAGGACTACACAACAGCGGTGCAGGAGGCACTCGCTCATTACAACGACCCACACCCTAAGCGCGAGGTGCGCGTAGCTGCGATGCTCGAGTTACTCGACACCGGCATCATCGGACACAGGTTGTGGTTCACGAGGCTCGACAAGGATTCCCAACCGATGATCAGCTACAAAGGGAAGAAGCTCGAGTTCGCGAAGATCAATAAAGTCATGAGGATGATTGCAGACTTGGGGTGCCCGGCGTCTCTACAAGGGGCGTGGCTCACGAAGACCTTGAAGAAGGCCATGGAACGAGAAGCAGTCGTGATCGAGGGGGAAAGAGGTAGAAGCGTTCTTGAGTTTTGCGCCAAGCCAACGCATGAAGGGTTGATGCACGTGTTCACCGTCCTGC